TTCTTGAAAAATAAACTTGTGTCTTTGGTTTTAACCCAACCATGTTTGACATTGTGAGTTGGCACACCAGCCATTTCACAATATGTGTCAATCTTGGATTTTAATTTTAAGAAGTATTTTTTTGCACTGGCTGGTGATTTACCAGTCAAGTCACCTATCCTTTTATAATATTGAACTCTTTGTTCATTATCAAATTGTGGATACTTGTTAAAAATCTCAACCCATTCATCCGAATAAATTAATTTCATCTTGTACATTATATGATGGACACGCCTTGTTTGAAAACTCGTTATGTCCATGTATTGACACATCAGGATAACAACCTTTTAACTTTTTTACAAGTCTTATGATTGAATCCTTTTGTGCTTTTGTTCTTGTGTCTTTTGGTGTTACTCCATCAGCTTCAACACCACCAACATATGCAATCCCAATTGAATATTTGTTTTCACCTCTGCAATGCGCTCCAATCAATTCAATTGGTCGACCAGCATGAATGTCACCTTTTATATCAATGACATAATGATAACCAACATCCGACCACCCACGTGCCAAATGCCATCTTCGTATTGTATCAACGCTAATGTCATCACCTTCACGTGTTGCAGTGCAATGAATTATTATTTTATGGATTGCCCTCATAATTGTTTTTTTAAATCCTTGATCTTGGAAATCATTTGCTTGAATTTATCTATAAAAGAATACCCTTTGACCGCAATAAATGATTCATCCATCGATTTAACTTCAATGCTTATCAAAGTCAATGCAACAATTTTGGTTGCAAGATATTCCACATCCACAACACTCATTGTTAATTCGTTAATGATAAACACATCCGAACCATACACCATCATAATGGTTGTGATGTATGATATTAGTTTTGGAACAAGTCCGTTCCTAAATATTTTTGAAGTGATTTTTTCATTAAGTTGTTTGGCTTTCCACACACCAAATGCAGTGTCAATAATGGTGCTTAAACTAATTAAAATAATCAATGGTTTGATTGGTGCAAAAAATAGTATTATTACTTTCAATGTGGATGTTAAATAAGTTTTCATTCTTCTTCGGTTTGACAATAAGGTGATTCAGGATTGACCTCGCAAAATGACTTCAGATAAAGTTCAGCACATCCAGCAAATATATGTACACCATCAGGATTTGGATAAACCTCATATTGGACCAAGTTGCCCAAGTCAACATTCCAAAGAATGTCAACCGCATACATTGTGGATTCATCAGTGCATTCACCTTCTTCGTTGTATGCAAAACATATGTTGCCAATCTCGTGAATTGCTGCAACTTCTGCAATCAATATTTTTTCTCCTTCTTCAACTTCTTTATAAAGTGTTTTACGAATGGTTAACCATTCTTCTTCGTTCTTAAATTCGTATTTCTTAAATATCATATCGTTGTCAATTCTTCAAGTTCATCATTGGTAAGTGCTTGGTTAAAATAAATCAGTTGTTTGCATTTACCTTCAAAAGTATTTACCCCATCTGCTCTACTAAATTTCAATTCATCAAAACCACTTGGCATTGTTGCACTCGTGTCCGTTGCTACTTCAGTTCCATTTACCCATAAAGCCACATCATTAACTTTGTATTTTAATGCTATTTTGTTATAGTTTAAAGCATTGTTAAGAGTGTATGATAATTGGGCAGTTATTACTCCTCCATCAGTAATATAAGCGGTAATTTGATTTGCAGTAGTTGCAAAACGTATAACTATTTGATTCGTATTACTTCCATCGCTTAAAGAAATACTCCTATTAATTACTCCTACATTTGACAAAGAAGCTATATCTGCAAATATTACACCCTCCGCATCGTTAAAAATAGTTGCGTCTCCACCATCATCACAAACATCTTTTATTCTTGTCGTACTCGTTCCGCTTGTTGGTATGTAGCTTGTTAAGCTGCCTTGTTCAACTTGCGTACCCCATACATAAAACATTATATCACCACTTGTTCCAGTTACTGTTGAAGTATTCCCATCGCTTTCAGCTGCAATTACTTGTATATTGTCAGCACTTCCGTGACCAGTAACTGTCAATGTTAATCTTAACCATTCACTATTAAATGACTCAATGGTTGCATTTTCAAATTGTGCTCCAGCACTGCTACCAAGCTCAATGTTTTCTATGTCATAGTATTGAAATGAGTTTATCATTCTTATGGCAATCCAACTCTTTGTACCTTTTTTTATGAATGTACTTCCAGTAGTTGAACCACTTGGATATGTAAAATAAGATAAGCACCTATATTGAGCAGTAGTTCCACTATGAACATAGCCATAAGCAGAAATATTACCATCTGGTGCTTCTATCTGACTTGACAAAGTCAAAGGACTTCTAACACTCCAGTTGGACATATCCTCGCTATAAGTAACCAAATTCGTCCTTTGTGGTTCAAGCAATAAAGTTGGATTTGTTGCTCCACCACTATAATCTAATCGTGGAATGTCAAGTCTATCCGTTGTTTTTATGTAGGTTTTTGGTGCATTGCCTTTAACAAGTTGAACACCCCACACATAGCAAAACTCCCCAACTGCATCAGCTTGAAAATCATTGTCATTTGGAGCAGAACTAAAATCTATTATTTGCGTTGGGCTTGATGTTGTTGTGCCAGTTACCGAACACCTAAACCAACCATCACCAACATCTTCAATAGTTGCAGTAAGTCCACTATTTACAGTTCCTACAACACCATTTTCTAAATCAAACCAAGCCCTTTTTGAACTACCATAAGCAATATTCCTTAATAAAAACCAATTCACATTGCCTTTTTTAGCGTATGCACTAAATGTGTGTTGTGTGCTTGGCGTTTGGTAAAAACTTGAATTTCTTATCCTTGTTTCAACGCCACTTGAAGTTGTTGTAATTTTATCAGCAGTTGTGTCACCTCGTGGACTTGTTGTGTCGTCAGTTGTAACACTTAAATTTGTTGCTACCCAACTTCCACTTGAATAATCTTCAGAATAACTTGCTATGTTCCAAGGCACTTCCTCAATGTATCCGTCTGAATTAACCCTTGTCCCAGTCGAAGCCCTTGTGAATGTGAAATCTCCATTAGTCGTATTAGGCACTTCGGAATAGAGGTTATCTTCTCCGTAGCCACTCGGTATTTGTACAAAACTTGCTTTTGATATTACACTCATACTGGTATTTTACATCTTGCGTATCCGTAGCCAGTTGACAACGATACGCTAATCGCTGCTCCACTATATAAACTATCAAATCTCTCTGTGAATGGTTGTATGCTCCAATTCTTATTTAGCACTAAAGCTAAGTCTTTATCTGAGTAGCTACCCTTGTTGTAACTCTCGAATATGCTCATTATATCTAAGGCAATTAGGCAACACTCATTTTGAACGCTTACCTCGTTTGACTCTGTATTTATCTCAGTAACATTGTCGCATAAGAAAATGTCAAGCGAGTAATCTATTCCGTTAAACCCATTAGGAGTAATATTGACAATATCGTATATAAGGTAGCTTCCAGTAACATCTTTAGTTAAATCTACGTCCCAGATATTACCCTTTAGGATAGTGTTTATTTGAGGGTGTTCGTCTTTTATCCCCTCCATTATTGTCCTTATGTTTTTTATCGTTAAACTTTTCGACATATTTCTGTAATTTCTCTTCCTTTCTTATAGTATGAATTGACTTCGCCATTTAGTATCGTGTTCGGGGTGTACTACATCTAATCCGTCCGGTGGAGTTTTATAAAGAGGGTAACTATCCTCATTCTCTTTTAAATATAACTGCAATTTTCGTCTATAAAAATCTGCGTTATCTTTATATATGTTTTTAGCCACCACTAGCTCTCCCTCGCTAAGTGGGGTAAAGTTATCTCCAGACTTAGTACCGGCACCTTTATTGCGTAATTTGTAAGTACCTATCCTTGTATATTTATGGCATACCTCCCATTTCAAAGCATCTCTCATATACTCCTTAATAAGAGTTTCATTTAGAGCTGTTACAGTACTATTTTTGATCTGGGTTTGTATCTCATCAAATAATGCACTACCTAAAATTGGTCGTATAAAAGTATTCTGAATACTATCTATTAATGGCTTTAGATAACCATCATCTACATTGTAATGCAGTACGCTATTTTCTTTAACAAAAGCCGGGCTAACTATTAATATCATTTTTTTCTAACTATAACTTGTTTCCATATATGACGGCAATAAGGTACCGATACGTCTGTATTAGGTCGTCTATACCAACCACCTCTAGCTAACCAAACGTCTGTAACGTCTGCTATACCACTAGATTTCATATCATTCCTTAAAACATCAATTTCTTTCTTTGAGTAAAGTTTCTTTTTTGCCATCATTTTTTTACAAAAGTCCCTTGACTGTCCACCCTCTTTTAATGGTGGTGCGTCTGGTCTAAGTTCATATCTGTATTTTACCTCTGTTTGTGGCAAGTCGATTGATTTTGCAACTTTTTCTCCTATATCTGTTAGCCCTATATCACTACCCTCTATTGTTATCAAATCAGATGTATTAAGAATATTAATTGCACCAACTAACTGCTCAAAGTTAAGTCCTAACACCTCAGATATACCGGTTGCAGCGATTAGAGGGTTTGTAAGTATTGTTTTAAGTACTCTTTGTATAACACCTTGCTCCTCAGTAGCAAACTCGATAGGGCTTCCGTCCAGATCAAAATTTATATCAAAATTCTCAATTATATCATAATCCTTTTCCGGCACTCCTATCTTATCAAATAAGTGGCTTATATCATCATCATCAGAAAAGCAACTACAAGCAGACATCTTCTCTGCATCTATTTGTTTTAGTTTTCTTTGAGCCCAAGCAATACCCTCATCGCCTCCCCAAGCTAACCACATTAGCCTACCACAGCCATCGCCTAACTTTTTCTTAGAGTTTTGTCTATGACGCTCAAAGGCTGCCATTCTAGCTATAGTATCTCTACTAATATTATCTCCTTTAGCTAGTTGATTAGCTCTTTTCTTTCCTACCGGAGTTCCACAGCTACCCCATCCGTTTTTCTCAGCCCAATTTAAAGCAGTTTGTGCATTTCTACTCGCTGCTTTTGGGTAATCATTATAGGTATCAAATTTAGTTATATTATTAAACCCCTCTAGATTCTTGTCATTAATTTCTGAGTGAGTAGAGCAAGGCATATACCAAGTTTGTCCGTCTATATTGTGTTCGTGATAACCCTCGCAACCTATTTGTTTAGCTACACTCTCAGCCTCCTCTATTGTGTCAAATAAAGGCTTGTTATCTCTAACTATCTTAACCAGATCTTGCGACATCTTTTCCGGTACGCAATTAGGCACTAATTTGCCATCCTTTAATTTCATACCTATCATTTCATACCCCTCCCAACAAGGTGCTTTAAATTTATCACAATTACAATCTTCAGACATTTTGTTTCTATCATAAGTGTCTGCACAAATAGCAATAGCTTGTTCTTTACTATAACCCTCTTCGCCTATTAGTTTACTAACACAACGGCTCATATAATCATCTCGACTTTCTCCAGCTCTAGGCTCTACAAATTTGTCTGCCATTTCTACTTGTGGCTCTACCTCCTCTTGTAATTCTAACCCAGTTTGGTCTGTAATAAGCTCTCTAATCTCATCTCTATCAAGGTTAGCTAAGATAATATCAGAAGTTAAGTCTATAACGTCAATAGGTTTAAGTGGTATAATCTCAATATCCGTTCTCTGTATTTCGTAAAAAGCTAATTTTTTGATAGTCCTTAATAGTGTATTTTGTCTTTCAGCTATATAAGTATTAGTAAATATCTCGTAAGCTAAATCCAGCTCATTTCTAGCTCCTAATTGTCCCTCCTCTTTTACGCCAAATAATATAGGGTTAGTAACTCTATGTCCGATAAAAATAGATTCTTTAACCCTTTTTGACATCTCAATATATCGTTGATGTAGGTCGTTGCCATTTAAACTAGTAATCTCACTACCATTATCTTTACTTGGTGCAAATAAGTGTACGATTTTTGTTCCAGTAGCTTTTCCAAACTTATCTTGAAATGCTTTCTCAAATTTCTCTGCCTCTTCTTTAGTTTCTGGCACTCCGTTATTGTGCTGTATTAACGTACCACCTACAAAACCATTTTCCACCTCGTTCAACCAATAATCCCCTATCTGTACATCTGTTTTAATCTCAGCAAGTGAGCCGACATATACCGGAAGCGGGTAGTATTTTAGATTTGGTCTATAATCAACGTGGTATATAACACCTCTTTTTTGATCTGGATTTCTCGGGTTATATCTCTCTAAATACTGGATGTGAGGTTTTGAGTTCTTTGTGCCTTTATCAGTAATCCAATCATCAGCATATTGTATCGTCCCATCTAAACCCACTCTAATATTTGCAAAGTCGATATGGTGGTATTGGTTACCTACCTTAGTTCTAATAACCTCAATAGCATATCCATTGAATATCTCGTAATCAAGCGATAAGCTTTTCATTAAAGAAGTCCAGTCTTGGTCTATATTGGCTTGACTTAACCATTTCTTAGTTTCTAAATCTTCCCCCTCTAATCCATTACCAACTGTATAACCTACCTTTCCATTAATAATAGCGTTATGTGTGCTACTATCGTTATACAAGTCTATAAGCTCGTAAGGGTACATATTATCTGCACCAAACCAAACTATGTTCTTGTTCTTTTTCTCTAAAAACTTAGGCACTTCTTGCGAAGCAAACTCAGTCACTATTGGAAACTTATTCATAAATATATGTTGTTTGTTCGTCTGTGTACGAATATACTATTTCTTGTGGTTGTTTTAATCTTAATATGCCTCTGTGAATTTCTATTCCCTCTGTTCCTCCTAATGTAGTAGCATTTATTATTTTATACGGATAATCTCCGTTATTTGGTAGCTCGATTGTAGCGTTTGCAAGGTCTTCAGTTCCCTCTATTAACGTAAATCTAACATACCTATTATTTACTCCAGTTGGAGCTGCTAAAGTTACGTTAACTTCGTACTCAGCACTTTCAATGGTCATCGTGTAGTAAGTGTTTTCAACCTCATTTGAGATGTTGCAGTAAATATAATTTGTTGTATCTTTTTCTATGATGTCCATTTTTAATATTTTAAAAAAGCCCACCCCAATTAAGAAGTGGGCTCGATTTCTATTTAGAGTTAGATTCTCTTATAATTCTGGAATAGTAGCAGTTACTATTGGCATTGGCTCCGGCTCTTGTGCTTGGAAAGAAAGGCTATATCCATTTCTATCTCCTAAAGCAGTTCCAGATCCATTATCGCCAGAAACTAATCTCACTCCGTTAGTTTCTCCCATTAGCCAATAAGTGCCGTTATTATCCTTGATAATAATTGACATCTTGGCTCTTGCTATCATTTTAACCTCATTACGCTTAGCTTTCTCCATTTTATTGAGTACGTAAGTCGCTGTTTGGTCAAAGAAGCTTGTTCCGTTAGCATCGTTAACAGTAGGGTTGTCATTCATTACTGAAGCAGCACCTTGAGCAGAAGTACACTCAAATTTGTGGTAATCTAGTCCCGTTCCACTAAGACCAGTTACCTCGCCACTTCCATCAGTAGCAGCAGCAAAGTCAGACGGCATATTTGCTATCCAAAATTCTGCTACACCACCAATCGAATCATTACATCCTACCGAGAAGCCAGTTGTTAAATTACACGCCATAATCTTATTCTATTCTAAAATTAAGGTACTAATGTAAATTCAACTATCTCGTCTGGGTATGCTACTTGTAATCCTCTTTTAAATTTAACTCGGTAATATACCTTGTCATCTTTCTTATCGTACCACATATCAAACTCTTCCTCATCGTTTTGTAAATCGAATCCTAAGAAGAAATTTTCTCTAGTACCTAAGAACATTCTGTCTGTGCCATCTAATCCCGCAACACCTACTAACATAACGTTTTTGCCCGGAATAGTTACTTCATAATTAGCCCAGTCAGTAGCGTTAACGTGATATAGGTTTTTAGCGTTCAAAGTATCAACATACTTGTCAAAAGTATCTTGACCTACAAATAATACTTGGTTAGCAGCAGACTTAACTTTAGCCGGTCTAGCATTAGTTACATCTCTTACTAAATCAACTACGTTTCCAGATGCACCGGAAGTAATACCGGTAGCAGCAGTAGTTGCAGAAGTATTACCATCTACAGCAGTTGTTGCAGCGTCAATAATCTTAATAAGACCATCGTACTTGTTAATGTAGATATTTGCAGATGCAGTATCTCCTTGCCAATCAGCAGTTTCGTTGTGCTCCATAATTGTCTTAATTACAGACTCAGCAACCTCCGCCTCAAAAGCCATATCCTCAGTTTCACCATTTCCAGCTCTAAGCAAGATTTGAGTGTACTTAGGGATAAGGTCTTTCATACAAAAACCACTATAGTAAGTAATCTGTCCTACTGTAAGGTTTCTGTCGCTAAAAGTTACATCTCCAGAAGCAGTTGCAGAGCAAGAGCTTCCGTCTTGTGGGAATGCACTTACAGCCAAAAGGTGCAAAGCATCAGTTTTCTTTACTCCAGATTGAAGCGTGAAGTAGTCGCTTGACGTTTTCTCAAAGTATAGTCTTGAGATTAGGTCTGTCGATTGTTCGTTAACATAATTAGTCAACGTTGATACATCAAAACTCATTTTTCTATTTTATATTTATTTGTTTGCTCTAATAATTGCACCTAATTTAGCAGCTTTTTCAGCTCTTGTAAGTGCTACAAATTCTTGTGGCTTAGAAGATGTTGCAGATTCGCTTTTAGCAATCTCTTCTAAATCCTCTCCTACTTTGTTGAGTGTAGCAGAAAACTCATTTTTTAACTCTTCTTTAGAATTCTTAACCTCAGCCAATTCAGCTTTTAGGCTTTCGTTCTCAGACTTAACCAGATCAAGAGAAGCAGTAAACGCCTCAGCGTATTTAGCAACAGCTTTCTCAATTAGTTCGTTAAGTTCTTCAGAAGTAAACTCATTATCATACATCTCCTCTTCTTCTTCTTTCTTTTCTTGGTCAGCAGCAGCCTCGATGTTTACAACAAGTCCACCCGCAGTCTCAATTAAAGTTCCGTCTGATAATTCGTGAATTCCATCTGGAGCAGCAACCTCACCCTCCGGCATAACTACTACTAAAGCAGTACCATCGGCTAACTCGCCCTCCCATTT